GGCGATTACCAATACCGATGAGGTGGTTGACAAACTAGAAATTAAAGCCGTTGGCAAAGTTCACCGCGGCGACGAGACTCTGGTCAAACGGCTGATTCAGAAAATCACCGTCTACAAGGACAAGTTTACGGTGGAATTTAAATCTGGCGTGACGGTGAATGTGGAAAAATAGGGTAGAAAACGAGAAAGGGCACCATACTCAAATCCTGTGTATGGTGCCTTGCTTGGTGAATAAACTAAGTATTTGAATTTTTGATTAGATCATCGCAGAAAGCCGCTACGTCACGGCCCGTCACTTCAGTCAGCTCAACAGGGTCGGGTGAGTGGTCCCAAGGAAAGTAAAACATATGCCTGATTCGGAGAATAAAATATAAGTGAAAATCAATGTCCCATAAAGTTCCCACTTGCAACCGAATTTAGAAAAATATATCTTTTTATTCTTTACAGCGACTATTTTTGTGCTATAGTCAAAATGGTTATATAAAAAAGTCATGTTCTCTGCGCAGACAGCTGTGTTTCGATTGACAGAGAGGAAATTAGAAGAATGGATTTTCAAAACTACTTTAAAGTTAAGGTAAAAGAAATTCTTGGTCGCTTATCGGGGAAAAAAGCAATTGTATTCTTTGAGGGCTTTGCGCCGGAGCAAAACCAAATTTTACTCTCCGGCTTTGATGGCTTGATTCAACCCTCCACGGTTTTGGAGGGAAAGTATCTGAATATTCCGGCGATTAGTCTCCAAGAAAACAAGCGTAAGACAATGCAAAAAATTCTAACTGCCGACAATCATGTTCTTGTCGGTGTTTATGAGCAATACACAGCTATTGCGTCATCCCTTCAAGACTTGTATAGTGGGGAAATTGTCATTGTAGTCAACAACCTTTTTCAGCAGTTTTATCCATGTGCCATTGCCCCAGAGACTGCAAAAAGGCTGTATCAATGTTTTCAGAAGGAGAATCCTGATATTCCTGACGAACTGAAGCCATACTTCGACATTTACGGCGATGCAGAAATGGTCAGAGAAACATGCCTTTTGTCTCCTGTAGATCGTCACACCGACGAAGGGATCACAGCGGTTCCTTTTTTCGACTCATATTCTCCGAAATTTCTCACCCAAAGGATGCTGGAAAGTAATTGTACCCTTTCTGTTTCCAGTACCGACTTTTCTGCCCATATTGCTGATATCCTGAGTGGACAGGCATACACACCAACCACTTATATTGTGGATAGCGAAAATTGTGATGCCTGTCAGCGCCTTGCGTGTTGGGTACGGCTTCTTGATTCTCTAAATTTAACTTACGGTATCCAGCTTCACTCTAGATTTGAACAAGTCAGTCATACGGAAGATAATAAATACCTTCCTCTACTGCAAAAATATTGGGGTATGGATGCAAAATTTCGCATTTTACAGTTTTACTGTGATCCTCACAACTCAAATGAGACGGTGTCAGTCAGTCAGGGACACATCGTTTCCACGGTAATTGCGCAGAGTGAAAAAGCCCTTAATGGTAATCATGATTTCAACAACATCTTTATCACTGCGCCGACAGGAGCCGGAAAATCCCTGCTGTTTCAGTTGCCTGCTATTTACCTTTCCGAAAAATTTGATGCCGTTACCATTGTTGTGACGCCGTTGATTGCTCTGATGGATGATCAAGTCAAAAATCTGGAAGCACACCATGTTTTCGGCGCTACTTATCTGAATTCCGATATTACATATGAAGAGCGGCAGTCACGCATCGAAAAAATCAGGGACGGAAAAATATCCATTGTCTATATTGCGCCGGAAATGCTTGTTGCCAATTCCATAGAAAGCCTGATTGGCGAGCGCCCTATTGGCCTTTTCGTCGTGGATGAAGCGCATATTGTCACTTCCTGGGGCAAAGATTTCCGCGCAGATTACTGGTATCTGGGAGACTTCCTCAATGGACTTCGCCAGGCGCCGGCAAAAGGAAGTATGGGACCACATAAAAAGGCTCTTCTGTTTCCGATTCTTTGTTTAACTGCGACGGCTGTTTACGGCGGTTCTGAGGATGTTGTTAATGAGACGATTGAAAGTTTGAACCTTGATAATCCGCTTCTCTTTCTCGGCAGTGTGCGCCGCAGCAATATTTCTTTCGATATCAATCACATTGACCGAAATGAATTTACAGGCGGTATTGATGAATTCAAAACAAAAAAGGCGGCAGAGCGCATCAATTCCTTTGTAAAGAAAGGGGAAAGAACACTTGTGTACTGTCCTTACATCAAGCAAGTCGAAAACATCAGTGTAGAATTGGAATCGGATGCAGCAATCCGAAACCGCGTTGCTGTATTTCATGGAAAGTTGAATAAAGACGCAAAGAAGATCAGCCAGGAGCGTTTTCGCAGCGGTGACTGTACCGCCATGGTCTGCACCAAAGCGTTCGGCATGGGAATCGATATCAAAGATATTCAAAACGTTTACCATTATGCGCCTTCCGGCAATCTTGCCGATTATGTGCAGGAAATTGGGCGCGCTGCACGCAAGCCGGAAATCAAAGGCCATGCCATTGTTGATTTTTTGAACAGTGACCTTCGCTACACGCGAATTCTTTATGGTCTCTCTGGATTAAAGCAATACCAGTTAAAAGAAATGCTGCGAAAGCTCTACGATATTTATAGTACCCGGAGGCACCGTTACCTTCTTATTTCACCAGACACTTTTTCCTACCTTTTTGAGGCTGAAAACATCGAAAATAAAGTAAAGTGCGGTCTTCTCCTCATTGCAAAAGATTTGGTTGGAAAATATGGCTTCCCGGTCATTGTCGTTCGTCCCAAATCGATGATGACGAAAAATTATGTGAATGTTCCACCCGCTACGGAACAGCCGTTTATTGAAAAATACGGTGCCTATGCAAAGAAATTGCAGGACAAGACTCGCCGGATCGTTCCATCACCGAAAGGGAGCAACATTCCTCCTACAATCGTGACCAACAGCGGAAAAATCTATGAAATCGACATGGCGCGCCTTTGGGAAGACAATTTTTCAGATCTCACCTTTATGAATTTCAAGTATCAATTTTTCGCCGGCACATTGTTTCAGTTTGACAATGGCGAACATTTGTCCGCGCGTATCCGCGTAACGATCCATTATAATCAGGATTTTCAGACTGTTCTAAAGAAGTTTACTGATTTTCTGAAGGCTTTGTCCGAAATATTCAGAGCTTACAAGCAAAAAAGGACCGAGTTCACAATAGCCGATTTTAAGGCTGATCTCGGAAAAATCATGGATCTGAAAACGAAACAGTACGGATTCCCGGAGTTGCTGCTGAATCTGTTCGTTAAAGACGTTACTGAAAATATAACTCTTAACAATGTTGGCGGAAAATACCGTTTTATCGCTTCTCACAAAGCAACCTCGGGAAATGGATTGGTATATCGCGTACTCAGTTACAACTATATCACCATGGCGGAAAATTTCGGACAACTGCTGAACCAGTGCGCGCCTAATGATGGTATCACCTTCGAGTCCTTTTTCCCGGCTAAACAAAATGAAAGCCACAGGAGATTAATCGATCTACTTTCCATGCTGGAATTATTGAAGCTCGCTTCTTATGAGATCAAAGGCGGAGAAAGCCTTGAAATCTTTATAAGGATCAATGATCCGCTCAAGGTGAGGCAGCTTGCACATGGCAATTATTCCAATGCACTGCTGACTGATTTACATAAGCGCCACGAGTCTGCACAAAAGGTTATGATGCGGTTTTTTGAAGGCAATTTTTCAGACGACGAACGCTGGGATATCATTGAGAATTATTTTCTTGGTAGAGAGGATATCGTTGACCACCTGCTTTCAGCTGGTCTGAAAAAAGAATAATAAAGACCATTCTCATAATAAGGCTTTACTCATTGAGTGAATCAAAAATGTAGCCTTGCTCCAGAATGAGGCAATACCAATAGAGAAAATCAACTTCGAAAAAGTGAATTACGCGACGGTTGGAAAGGCGTTCTGTATGTCAATGTACACGTCAACGAGTCTCCAGTAATCTACTTGGCTTACCATCTGTGTTAACGCGGATATTTATGCGGCCTATTTCAGATGTTTAGTAGGCTAAAACAGTCAAAATTCATTTTTCCTACCCGACGATTCAGGCACGGAGCGACCCTCTTTTAATGACATTTATCTTGCCAACTCAACACAATTTTGACATCCATCCTGAACACTGAAAACACGGCATCTATCATGGCTACTCAACCCTTTGACATTTCCGAAAATTCCGTCTTTGGATAAGTTCCCGCAGTCCGCCTGCCGTTCCTGAGAAAAATCCATCCATGCCAGAAAAAGGCGTTGTTTCAAGGCTTTTAAGCTGTCACTCTTTTACCCTTGACATCAATGCTACGCACTCAACGTGGCTCGATTGCTTCATCTTGATGTCGAGTGTGTAGCCAGATTCACGTTCGTTCGCGGGAATTTATCAAAGCGTGTTCTTGCCATAAAACGCACCGCTTTTTACCCTTGTCCGTTCTCGGAAACAGGTCAAAGACCTTGCTCCTACCTATAATATACAAAACCACAGATTTGCCGACCGTTTCAAGACCTCGCTCTGACGGAACAAGTCGAAACCCCCATCGTCTCAACCTTAATTCTTCCCGTGACAGAATTTGTACTTTTTTCCGCTTCCGCATGGACATGGATCATTACGTCCTATCTTCTTTGGCCAGTTTGCTCTTTCCTGAACCATAAGTGGAATTTTGCCATCATACATAAGAGAAAGTTCTCTTAGTCGATACAGGTATTCTGAAACACCCAATAAGGCCTGAAACATGTGCATCGCTTCATTTTCAAATTCGAGAAGATATTCCGTTTTCTTTATGGTTCTGTCTTTTGGATTTGGAATGTAAGTAATAACCTGACTCACCGCATCATATTCAACATCATTGTGTCCAATCGCATTTCTCAGTTTTGCATTTACTACAACATCCAAGAAATCGGTATAGACTTCTGTGTTCAAGCAAAAATGATACCTTGATGCCTTTGTGAGCTTTATATAATCCTCTAAAGAAGATACATTCTTTTCCAAAGGATTCATCGAATTCGCGTCAGCCCTGTACTTTATGTTATTAAGAGCGACCGGGATAACAAGCAAATTACCAAGGGCTTCATAAACATCCAAATAGAACTGTTTTACACTATCAAAGCTACTTGTTGTCGAGCCTTCAACTTCAAAATCAAAAGAATCATCTTTGCAATACTGTAAAGCGAGAGCAGGAATAAGGCGCTGGTATATTTTTATAAAATCATCATAGACCTTATATATCAAATCCTGTAGCTCCTCAAGATGATAACCATCATGTGAATTTAAGAAGTCTACTAAGCTCTTCAGCTGAACAGAGTCCAGTTTCATAATTCCTGCACTAAAAGAGAGATTATCCAAGATGTCTTTTTTGAGTGCAGAATAAAACCCATGAACCTCAATCATATGAACAGCTCTCAATACCTCAGACTCATCTCTGCACTGAAAGTATTGTCCGGAGAATTCTTTTTGTATCTCCTGAACAAGGTATTCACTGTTGCTTCTGAAGAGGTCAATGATTCTTTTATAGCTCTTCCATTTCTTTTCTGTTGTATTCAGCTGTGACACAGCTTTTCCGAACTGTTCATATGAATCATCTGTCTTCATACAGTTCATATAACGGATAAAAGGAGTAATAACCACTTCTTCCAACTCCACCGCTTTGCCTTGTTTCACAGTCGGAAATTCGCCGGAGCATTCAACCATATATTCAGCTTCGGCATCTGAAATTTCATCAGCATTGTCAAAAGAAAACTTTAGCCCCGGTCGGTCTTGTCCTATCTTAACACTGCCAGATAAAGAAGTTCCACATTTACCGCAAGCCACAACAATAGGATGTTCTTCTTGCCATCCAACCTGTAATCGGACTCTGGTAATACTTCCACAAACCTGACATTTTATAAATGTATTAAAAACCATGCATTTTCTCCATTCATATTATCAAGCATTAAATCGCCTCAACCTTTGACGGTTCCACAAGTGCATGGGATTTCATCGCCGCAGCCCTAATATGCCTCTATTGGATCGATGATCCATCTCTGACAATCTTGATTGTTCCATCATCAGAAATTTCTATTACAGAGACATCTTCAAGCAAATGCCCATGTGCTCGAACATAATACTCAGCCAGTGTTTCCTGCTTGCCACGGAACACTGCTTTTTTCATACAAAGCAGCTTCTTTGTCCCAGAAGGCAGAAAGCCAAAGTAAAATACAGCCTCGTCCAAGCCCATCAACTTTGCGCTCGGAACATTCCCGGAATCAGTCCACGTATAACATTTGCATTCAGCCACGATAGACCTGTCAGCATTGGCAAGATCAAACTTGTGCTCCTTTGGCGGTCTGCCGATGGGGATTGCTGCTTCCTGCTCAAAATATGTATTATATTTTTCTTTGAGAATCGTTTGCACAAATTCTTGGAACTTGCGTCCGACGTGCGGATTCTCAGAATTTAAATTTGCCATCAGTGCTCCTCGTCCTGAGCGGACTACTGCCAATTTGCCGTTATATACGGCACAATCACATCGTAGAACTTCTTTGACCATTCTGCATGGAACTTTGCCATCTGCGACCAGTCATCCTCGTTTTCGATGCTCACGTTATCAAGCTGAATAAATACCTTCGAGGATTTGATATCATCTCCACGGTTCCACTGAAGCACCGTTCCCAGCTTTGATTCAATCTCGCTCTTGTGCTGGTAAAGAGCATCAAACGCAGCTTTATTCTCTGATCTCTCCGCTCTGGCAAATACGACCTCTGAACGTGCAGAGTCAAAATTCGCAACACAGCAGAGATAGAAACCTCCAATGCCAAAGAAGCCGTTTATCCAGTTGTCCGTACTCGGATTTACATTGCTGAAAGAGCCGGGATTACCATGAGCCTCATGGATTTGTGTTAAGGCATACGTCCAGTAACGTTTTCTGATCTCAAACCTCGTTTCAGAGGAATCACCACTTATACTGAGATGCTCTCCGGCCATAGATAACGCTGTCGTGATCCGGTCAAAATGGTCGATGATCCAATCAAATATTTTCGGCTGCTCTGCTGGATTGAATACATCAGCCTTCTCCTCAATAACGATGGAACGTGTTGTACCTGTCGATTTTGAGTATTCCCAATTTAGGTTCTCACCAAATTCGGTCTCAATCTGGTCTTTTAATTCCTTCAGACGGTTATAGGTATCCACATTATAGGTGTAGATGCCCATCTTGATTCGTTTACCATAGGGAATGGAAAAGAATAAGTGATAACCGTTCGCGCCTATGTGCACATCGTAATATGTACGACCAGCTGCTTTCTGCTTTGCTATATCGCTTGCTCTGCTATGCTCCGTCGCATAGTTCACAAAAGCAGTCCAGAACTGAAGTTTCTGGTCATCACCATCTCCATCAGTGCTATCTTCTGTTTCCGGTTTTGCTACAGTCGATTCTTCCAGCTCTTCCGGAATCTCACGGCCATCTTTAACAAAGGATATACCGATCAGTTTCTCTAACTTTTCATCATCGAATTGAATGTTCCAGCGTTCCTGCATAAATACAAGAAGTTTCTCAGTACGGCTATATATCTCGAATCCATCCCAGTCGTCGAGCTTTGAGACCTCAATCTCAGAATGGGAGCCATTTTCATAGCCACGTCGGCCTGTGGTCTTGGAGTGCTTCTTATCCTCAAAGCTATCGTTCTGTAAAGCTGAGTTTACACTCTGCGACAGCGGCAGGAGGTTTCCAAGAGCTCCTGAAAGCATCTTGATTTCAGTGTCCTTAAACTGACGGAACATATTACGCCAGTAAAACTTTGTAGGTGTCTGCGGAAGGATGTGCTCGATAGACACCTTATCCTTCTCTGATTTCGTAAACATCGACCATGTACAGAAGCGGTCAATGTTATTCTTCTCAGCCAGTTTGGCCTCATACTCATAGAAGAAGTATCTCAAGCTGTTCCAGTCGTAATAGCCGTTTCCGGTCGAGAAGTATTTTTCTATTCTGGTCACAAAGTTCTGAGAGGCAAATTCTATGTCGTTTGTCGTTCTGTCATAGATTTCTTTGCTGACTTCGTCAACATCTATCTCTTTCACATACACCTGACGGGCAGCACGATAATAATCACTACTGCCATAGGATGCATTGAAATTACCCAAGCGGAATGCGACAAAAATAAAGCGCTCAATAGCTTCGAAGATTTTCACCCTGCTGCTTGCAGTAATATCTCTTCTGCTGATAACTGTAGTGACCAGCGGTCTGAAATGTCCGATGCCTATACGATTGAGCCTATCAACACGCTTCTGCTCCTCAATGGTGAGATTTGAGCTTTCAAACGGGAAGTAGGTATCGTACCAGTACTTTGCCATATCTTTCAGGCTATTGACGTACTCCTCGATTTCCTTCGGCTGGAGCTTGGATACCTCTATGGTTTCAGGTTCTTCTGTATCAACGTTCTCAGCATCGTCGGATTCTGCAACATCATCACTGATAGCCGCTTCTGTCTCAGCCTCTACAAGAACCGGAGTCTTTTCAAATATTCCCTTTGACGAAAACTTATTCAACAGGAACTTTATATAATCATCGCCGCGTTTACGGGAATATCTGAAATAAATAATCCAGTGTGCACGCAGGAAATCATCATCGGAAAGTGGAACGCTCTTATTTCTTCCGAGCTGATAATAAACCTCTTTCCAAGCATCGTTGATTTTCTTTCGTAGGGCAGACTTGTCCTTCTCATCAAATACATCATCCTCATAGAGCGTGGTCAAATAGATCAGTCTGTTCTTCAGAAGCTCAAGATTTGTCAGCTTCTTGCCTCTATTGTTCATGGTTTCAAAGGCTACGAATACGTCGTAGTCATCGTCTATCTCATGAAGATTAAACATCAGGCGCTGGGTGAGCTTCTTATACAGTGTGTTTACGGCTTCAAGTCCATCTGCACCGGATTCCACATACAGTTTTCTGATGTTCTCAGCAAAGAAGTTCTTAGCAAATTTCAGGTTCTTGGTATAGTAGGTCTCGTTCACCGCACCTGAGTACGGCTCCTCAAAGACTTTATATTTCATATATTCCGCGCTGGGATTGTCGACTTCATATCCGAAAAGGTATGTAGTCACCACGCCATTTGGTGGTCTCTTCCGGCAGATATATTTTGATACGATTTCCTCAACTGTCTCATAGCCCAGCGTGATTTCCTTATCGGACTTATCCTTGTTTTCATCCAATCCACGAACAAAGATGACTATCTCATTCAAGAGAATCACGAATGTTGTGATTCTCTGCTGACCGTCAACAATATGGCAAGGTTTATAGCCGTTCTCCACAAGCCAGAGATCTTCACCCCAGCTTACGGTTTCTTTGCTCTTCAGTGGTTTCAAAGAAAGTAGACCTGTATAGTGGTAACGGTCAGGCTGCAGGTTTACAAGGTCATCCCAAAAATCTACCAGCTGCTGCTGCAGCCATGCATAGCCGCGCTGGTAGTCAGGTATTCGAAATAATCTATTTTGGAATAGCAGCGATAACGGCTGCAGCTCATTTGCCATAAAGCATTCCTCCATCCTTACTGTAATGATGAATCGCTTCCAAGTGGCGTGATCCCATTTGACTTAAGCATTTCATTTATTTCATAAATTGAGTTCTCAGCACAGGCAGAAAGCACACATTGATAAACATAGCCCTCGCCCTTCATAGAATTCAATTTAAAATCGGCCTTTCCAAGGAACATCTCTGCTTCGGGAAGCGGAAGTTTCAGTCCGACGCATAATGCCAGCAAGGTTTGTACTGATGTGGGATATTCCTCATCGTTTCTTAATCTCTGGATGGTCTTTTCTCCAACAAGCGAACGATCCGCTAACTGCTTATTAGAGAGTTTCCTGTCTTTCTGCAAAGCAACCAGCGTTTCTGCAAAAGAACCAGGATACCTGCGCAATGCATTCGCGCGACACTTCGCATTCTTTATCTGATCAAGCAGCGCTTTGTTATGATTATTCAGTTCAAAGGAATACTCAATCTGATTATCAACCGGAGCGGCATTCCGCATAAACTGGGTATAGTAGCGTGCTCCCTGATACTTCGATTGATAGCTGTATCCTTTCGTGAAAACAACGCTGCACTCATCCATGTGAGAAATTGCATATTCTGAAAGCACTGCATTTCCAGTCTGATCACGTACGACATAACGCTCATCGTTCAAGATCAGATGCCTGTCAACAAAAGCGAAATTGCCGGTATCTATAAGCTTTTTGAATTCATGGTCAAAGCAATATGCCTTAAACAAATCCGCATACGGAATCGTAAATGTCTGATTCTTCTCCAAGGATTCTGGCTCAAACGAATACCCGCGAACATAGTGCCCATCTACAAATGGATAAGCACCTTCAGCTTTAGCATAACCTAAATCTATCAAACGTACCTTGGCTGCCTGACGTGAAACATCAAACAAAGCTGCAAGCTCGTCGATCACGTTCTCGTAATCACTGATACCTGCTTCCATAGATCCGCCATATTCAGAAAGGAGTGCATCTGCCTCCATCCGAGTTGTTTTTGCTGGCATCAGAATTCTTGGAGCGACGCCTTTTGCCTGCCACTCCATCCAATCTACAGCTTTCCATTTGTCTGAATCTGCAGTATTAACTGCTATCTGGCATTGAATCACTCTTCCAAGGTTATCGTTCGCTCCAATCATTTTCATCAGCACATGGTATGGCTGGTGCCTGTGCCAGTGAAAGCATTCATGAGCAACGGTTGTCCTTTTTGTACCTGTCGAGCGTTCATACGATACGCGTGGATCAAGGTATATTGTTCCTCGTTTAGCGTTTCGTATTGTAATCTTTCGGTGCTTATCAAGCACGTTCCCATTGTCAAATATGATTGTTCCAAAATAAGTAAGTTCATCTGACAGTGGCACATCCTCGACAATCTGCAATTTCATGTCACCGGCAATTGTTTCGATTGGAACCCTTATCGGTTGTTCCAAAGCTTCCGGGCAATATCGTGTCAGGAACTTCTCCGCCTCATCTTCAAATTGGTCGTGAGCAATGATCGGTACTAATTCTCCGGAAAGGCGGTCATTATCCGATTCTTCCTGCGGCTCGCAGTCACCGATTGACATAATTCTAAAGCCGCTCATATCAATGCCAAGTATGACCTGACAATGAATCTTAAGCCACTTTTCAGTAAAATATCCCTTGCGAGAGCTGGACGGCATTTCCACGTCACAGGATACAATAACGTCAAACGATATTACACCTTCCTCCGACTGCTCTATTCGTATAACATTTTCAATCTCAACATCAACAACCGACGTTTTCTTCTGCTCGCTGGACTGCTCTTCATTTATGTAAGCAATGGCGGCATCCCGGATGTCATCATAACGAGACTGGTCGATCAGCTTTTGTAGCGGGCTCTCGTCCTGTGCTTCATAGTAATCGAGTCTGCTGTCATTGAGTTCCTTACGAATTTCTCTCCAATTCGGCATATATCTGTCCATATGCGTAATGAAGGTGGCATCGTGCTTTCTTGTAATCAAATGCGTGAGCTCATGCAAAATGATGTAATCAAGGCACCTGTAGGGCTTTTGGGCGAGTTGTAGATTGAACCACAATTTCTTCTTGTCGGTGCTGCAGGCTCCCCATTTTGTGACCATGTATTTTGTCTGCCAAGAGTCGCATTTCAGTCCGGTCTGGGCTTCCCATTTTGGCAGGCGCTTTTCGATTTCTTCTTTCAAGATCTTCCGGTATTCCTCTTTTACATAAGCGTCTCTTTGCTTTACGGTGCTCTTGGCGCTCATAGAAAGAACGATATTCTGATTTTGTATCTCGAAGCTGTTCTTCTGGTTATCTGGCTTAAAGACAAGAAAATATTGTTTTCCCCAGATATATATTGTTTCTCCAGAAACATACTGCCTTTTTGAAGCACGCGGCTGATCCTGAAACTTGCCAATCGACTTCTTGATAAAACCAAGCTGTGTTCTTGCGTATGCTTCTATCGCTTTATCATCAACCGATAAAGGTGCAGAGATTACCACATGCCCATCTGGCGGTTTCACCTGAAGATGCATGTTCTTAATATTCTTTTTTTGCACGTCTATCGGAATACCGGAAATGACAATGCGCATTAAAGCTCCTCCTGCTTCTCAATGATCTTATAAATGCGCTCCACTTCGGAATCGTCACCTAAAATTTCAAAGAGAGCTTTTTTAATTCTTCTGACAACCACTTGATTGTCTCTAAAGCCAGACAAGGCCTGCTTTTTCACAGCTTTATAAATTTTAAGTGCAAGTTTCTCATCCTCGCCGCTGTTATCATAGATAGTCATGAGTGCCTTGCTCTTACGAATGCTCTCCGGATATTTGTCGTTATCTTCTGGACAATCTACGTCCCTGGCCAGTTTTATATATTCTTCAAGCATCTGGGCATAGTCAAGAACTCCCTGCTTACGCTCTTCAATAAGCTTATCAAGGATTTCTGACATCTTGGCATAATAACGTGGATTAACTGTTACTTTTTCGATGACCTTCCTACGGATATTATTCTCAATTGCTTCTGCAGCACCCTCTTTATGACCATCATCACCCTCGCCGGCCAATGTCTCACCCTGTTTTGCTACAAAATCAAGCAGCGTAAGATCGTCAAAATCACCAATCTTTTCAGCATCCGATGCGGTGATATAATTGTCGATCATCTTCCTCATATCAGGTTCATAAGCTTTCAAATCAAGGAAGTCGCCGCTGGCTGTACCAATAGTTTTTTTCAGTTCTATATAGAAGGTGACCTTTTTGTCGTACTCATTCAGTTTTCCGGATGGAATATCATCAACCAGATACGGCTTTGCCTCTGCAAAAGCTCTAACAAGGCTGCTGACAAGCCTGTACAGTTTTTCTCTCAAGCGAGCATAGATTTCATCGTTTTCCTCTGATTGACCTGAAATGCCGCAGAAATAATGAATGTACTGAAGGTCTTCACGAGGTTCCTCGACACCTTCACAAAGCTCCTCTACTGCATCATAGATTTCATCAAAATATGCTATTGCTTCATCATGACGATCTTTCACCAGACCCTTAATATCTTCAGGATCATAACCCTCAAACGCGCCGGAAGTATAATCCTTCATTGCTGTCTGGAGTTTTCCAAACAATTGCTTATAGTCCACGATGTAGCCAAAATCCTTGGAATCATCATCAAGACGGTTTACACGACAGATTGCCTGAAACAGACCGTGATCCTGCATATTTTTATCGATATACAAATAAGTGCAAGGCGGTGCATCAAATCCGGTAAGAAGCTTATCCACAACAATAAGGAGTTTCATATTTGCAGGCTCTTCTACAAACTTACGCTTTGCCTCTTTTTCAAACTCCTCCACCTTTGCCTGAATAGACCCTGCACTTTTTGGAAGATTTGTGGGATCAAGTCCCAGCATTCTAAGATAAGTGTCATACTTCAGGAAGGTTTCTGTGTTGTCCTCATCGCTGACAGTATCTGTACGCAGTTCACCCTTATTCGGGGTATAGGACGATATGATAGCGCACTTCATAAAGCCCATCTGCTGAAAAATTTCATAATACTTGCAGGCGGTCGGAATGGAATCAGCTACAAGGATGGCGTTTCCGTTACCGTCCATCAGACGAGGCTTCATATTGAAGTCCTGAATGATGTCCCATGCCACTTTTTCAAGACGGGAGCGGGAACTGTAGACCTGCTGCATCGTGCCCCACTTCTCTTTGAGTTTTGCCTTGGCACGGGAAGAGAGCCCCCTGGTCTTCACTTCAAACCATTGGTCAACACGATCCTGTGAAGACAAATCTTGCGGAACATCACGATATTCATAACGTAGATCCAGAACAACACCATCTGTTACACCTTCGTTGTATTTATAGGCATGGATATAAGTTCCAAAAACCTCGATGCTTATTTTTTTATCTTTTTTTAGTAGTGGTGTGCCAGTGAAACCAATAAAGATCGCATTCGGCATAATCGTTGTCATAGCCATATGGAGCTTACCTGACTGCGTTCTGTGACACTCATCAACGAACACCACAAGATTTCCCTTCGTCTCAAAGCCATCCGGGAGAGACGCTTTCAGTTCTTCAATATATTTATCATAGTCGTTTTCGGTTGCTTCGCCACCGCGACGACCAAACTTATGTACCAGGGAGCAGATCAGCGAATCGTCATAGGCGTTCAAACGATTCAGCAAATCCTTGCCACTCTTAGTGCGGACAATATTTTCATCTACTCCCGTGAAGGTCTTTTCAATCTGTTCATCAAGTTCATCCCGGTCGGTTACAATCAGAACACGAGCATTCAGTTCCTGCCAGTGCGTCAAAATCCATTTGGCCAGCCAAACCATAGTTAAAGTCTTACCGGAGCCCTGCGTATGCCAAAGAATACCGCCCATCGGCTTGTCCTGATCTCTGTCAGGATTGTGAAGTTCTGTTCTCAAATTGTTCAATCGTTGCTGAGTACGCTTGATGCCAAAATACTGATTATAACGGCAGACTTTCTTAATACCCTTATCAAAAACGACAAAGTTCATAATAAGATCAATAAAGCGCTCCTTATCGAACATAGCATATATTTGCTTTAAGAGCTTATCCTCAATGCGTGCGCAGGTTGCACTGATGCGAACATCTACCGGATCACGTTCTTCTTCATGCTCTTTAAATCCGTCGTCCTTCCATTCCATGTAGAACTTTTCACCGGTCAAGAGCGTGCCATAACGCAGGCCTTCCGATTCATTTCCTGCCATACAGAACTGCATGGTAGTGAAGAAACCCTGAATGAATGAATGAGTCTTTCTGATTTGTAAGATTCTGACGGATACCTTCTGACACAGAGACACTGCTTCGCTTCAGTTCAATAACTGCAACTGCAATGCCATTCAGGTATACTACAAGATCTGGGCGCTTCTCCTGCTGCTCAACAACCGTTACTTCCTCTGCAATCGCAAAATCATTATTCAGAGGCTCCTTCTCATCAATAAGTTCTACTGTAACAGGAGGTTTCTCTGGGCTTTCGCTGACCGGAATACCATATTTCAGGCGAGAATACACAGTCTTATTGGCATCATAAATCCCGCGAGAAAGATTACCTGATTCCTGCTGAAGCCGCGTAACGGCAGCATCAACCAGCTTATCAGAATAGCCCTTCAAACTTCCGCAGCCGGTCTTCCTTGATATTCTTGTTCTGAAAATCGGAAAGATTACCGAGGTACTGATAACCCAGTATCTCCGGGCTTTTGAAGAAATTGATCACTCTTTCCTGTGTTTTAATTTCAGCATCACCAATGCTCATTTGATAGGCACCTCCTTACGATAATCTGACCTTGCCGGTCAGGAGCTCTTCCATCATGCCTTGCTTTATTTTCTGATACTTGGAGAGCTTTTCTTCAAGTTTATAAATATCTGAATCCATATCAAACAGAATCGCCGCTATTGCTTCCTGTTCTTCCTTTGTCGGAGGAACATAAAGGTCAAACTTCACCAGATCCTTCTGATAAAGATGATTTATTGTTGATCCAGCTGACAGCTGCTGCAAAAAATCCTTGAACACTAATGACTCAAGCACATAAAACATAAAATGCGCCACATAGGCATCGGTAATAGGCTTTACGAGGAAAACGCCACTATTTAATGTTGCCGGTCTCTTCAAATCTGTAACATACGCAACTTTTCCGATAGTTCCGTCTTTAGTTAAAAGGAGATCTCCATTAGAAACCTGAATATTGGAATCTTGCGTATACCTGTCATAATTAACGAAATGACACCCATTCCAATTAATTCGGCCATCCTGAAAATCCGTTCCAGTAATCAAATATGAATATCCTTCATCCAAATATTCAGCTGTAGTAAGACCTTGCCATCCGATTCGTGCTTTCAGCTTAGAGTTTTTGGCAAGATTGATTTTTACCCAATCTCCAGAATATCCGTTCAGTCTCTTTTTGCCAGTCAACAACATCTGCATCGTGCCTTGACGGATATCCTTCTTCTTGCGGATGAGCTTTTCCAAATCCACTATAAGAGCATCAACATCAGACAAAGCTTTTATTATTTTTTCTTGTTCCTCGACGCTCTCCGGATAAATCACATTAAGTCGACTCACGATTCCTACGCTTAAACCATCCATTATTCCTCCAACAGCAAGCCTTGTTGTCTGATCGCTTAAATAATGAAACTGATCAGAGAAGAGTTGCAGAATATAGTCGGAGTGCACTTTCTTATTATTAAAACGTAGTCTGATTAAATGCGAATCCATTATTCCCCTCTGAATTGAAGCCGGAACAATAGCGCACTTTCCTATTGTCCCCATTGTGCTCATAATAACATCACCAGGGAGTATCTCACAGGAACTTAGACGATTAAAATGATCACGTGTCAAATACCTATCGCCCAAACTAAAATCATGCTCATATACATTTTCTTGTCCATAGACTTTATATATCCCATCGGACAGAAGCATTTCCTTTTTCAATTGACTGCCAAATGGTCCGATTTTAATTCCATTAGGCCTCAGTACTTCCGTTATCGGGCATTCAGTCCATCCCTTCACCATTTAAATCCCATCCTTTCCAGATGAGACTTTACCTTCGCCTCATACTCCGTTGTATCTGTTGAAAGCTCTGGGAGTGTACTTTCATATCGCTCTGCCAGCTCAATAATTCTGTTTGTCAGATGGTGAGAAATGGCTGCATATAAGTCACTTATACCGGAGAAGATGTTGTCAAACCACTTTCTGTTTACGAGTAGGTCGAGGATCTCATCGTCGGTCAGCGTTTCGTATCTTGCACGGCATTTTTCATCCAGTGCCTGATAGAGTTCTTTGACGATTTTATCGTATTCAGAAACCTTTCCGCATAGCTCAAGTGCCTCTTTCAATAGGTTCACGTCATTCTGAAGGCTTTCCGGAACACTTTCAACGGTGCGGATAACAGTCAACCTGTCAACAATAGCTGTTTTTGTGGCATTTCCTTTTTCGTTCACTACGCTTTTACAAAGGGGATGTCCTACGAGATAAGCCTGAAGGCGCTTCTTTTGCATCGGGAGTAGTTCAAGCAGATTTATTAGTTCTATTGTTTCTTTGGTTTCGACGTGCTGCGTCAGTTCAGCTATTTTTACTTCTATGTCCTTTGCCTTGACTTTGCCGTTTTCTGCCACGTCAGCCAGAGATGATTCCTCATCTGCGCTCTCAATTAAATCTGAAAGCTGTGACTCTGTCTCTGCTACAACGTTCTCTGCTTCTTCGATGGCGTTCTTTTCTTCACGGAAAAATGCGTCGATTACTATGTTTTTCGGAATCAGTCGGCCTTCCCAGCCGGTGATTTTCGTTTCTCCCTTTTTCTTTCCAGAAGTAATCTCCTCCTCAATATTGTCTGTTGCGCGGGCATTTGCATAGCCGTCCGGTTCACTGATGATCAGAGATACATCATCGTTCATGATCTCGTTCCAATATGCCAACAACACCTGATAGACATCGTATTTATCGATCAGTGTTAGGTGTTCAAACTCTGCCAGAATCTCTTCGGCAAGGCTTACGATCAGTGCTCTTGCAGAGACGTCTTCGTCGAGTGTTGAAAGCGCAGGATACTCCTTGGTCTTCCACGCTGCGAAGGCCTCGTCAAGCTTTTCACCATATTCTGAGAATTCCGAGTTTTTGTAAATTGTCTGTCGGATATTTTCATGTTCAACTTTCAGGCTGTAATACTTCTTACTAATTGCGGTCAGAAGCTCAGTTTTCAGTGACGGGAATGCATTCCAGTATTTGGACAAGCTGTTAATATCCACTGCAGGGATTCCTCCGTGAATGTGCGCATAGATGTCCTGAATGTCCTCCGGATCGGTTGAATCGATATATCTGGTGATATTCAGGTTATATTCGTTCTTTATCTCTATCTCATCGTTAGGCACAAAACGGGCATACTTCGGATCTGTTGTAATCTGCTCGTTGAATGTGGTGATGATTCTGTAGATGTCGCGCTCGCGCAGACGGTTCTTGTTTCCGTCTTTAACGTAGCCGCGGCTGGCATCGATCATAAAGATACCCTGTCTGTTTGCGGCTCCCTCTTTGTCGATAACAAGAACGCAGGCAGCAATACCGGTACCATAGAACAGGTTTGCCGGAAGGCTGATGATTCCCTTGATCCAATGTTTCTTGATGATTGCTTCCCTGATGGTAGCCTCAGCATTTCCACGGAAAAGAACACCATGCGGCAGAATAACAGCCGCCTTTCCGTTTGATTTTAATGTTTTCAGAATATGCATCAGCCATGCATAGTCACCGTTCTTTTCCGGAGGCGTGTCGCCATAGCCTTCAAAACGGCCATACTCTTTAAGTCCGTCTCTCCAGTTTTTCATTGAAAATGGAGGATTGGCCACGATGTAATCAAAACGTTCAAGGATGGAATTATCTGACTTGTCAAGATACTGCGGGTTTGAGAACGTGTTGCCACTCTTAATTGTAATCTCTGCTTTACGATGCAGTACTGCGTTCATTTTTGCAAGACCAGCAGTTGTACTTTCTTTTTCCTGACCGCATCCCATGATAGGAATTGGAGCCGCGTCAATGGCCCGGATTAGCAGGCTACCGCTACCGCATGCTGGATCGGTTGCCGTCATATCGTTAATACAATGTAACATTCTCCTATATCTGTACTCCTTAACGTTGTCTGCACACGGGGTGCAGGATTTTTGATTTTGCACACCGTACTGCAAAGGGAGGGGTGCAGGACGGTGTGCAGGTAATAATTCGGGTCGCCAGTAAACCGGAATCTGTCACGCCGTAATCTCTATCTGATTTCCTTCAAGAGCAACCACGCAGCTTTCGTAATAGCCGTCTCCAGTTGTGCGCGGTCCGCTGACAACTTCGTATCCGTCATCCTTCATCTGAGCAGTAAGTTCATTCACCTTTTCTTTGCTTCCTACGCTGAAAGCGATGTGAATAAAGCCGGTTCTTGTAAGTGTCTTCTCTGGATCTTCCATCACAGGTTTATTCATAATTTCCAGTCTGGAACCACCATCGAATGTGAGAAAATAAGACCGAAAATCTGTATTTTTGTTGTGGTATCCCGCGTTTGAAGAGGCACCAAAATATTTTACAAAGAATTTTTTCGCTGCCTCAAGATCATTAACATACATCGCTATATGCTCAATCTTCATCAATAATTCTCCTACATCAATTCTGATTTACTTCCGGATGAACCGGTCATCCGATTCCGGTGTTTCTTCGCTGACATAACGCTCCACCGTCATATGAAGATCGTACTTTTCCCGCAGTGAAGCAATGGTCTTCATCATCGGTGAAGCGTGATGCGCATCAATGGCCGCCTGATCCTTCCAGCTGTCGATGAGCAGAACTGTCTCCGGATCGTCGAGAGACTGATAATACTCGTACCGCAGGTTTCCATCCTCCACACGGATTTTCGCAACCGTGCCGCTGTCCGTCATTTCACGGGCAAACGCGAGAGCACTGCCATCTTTGCCTGTGTACCTCAAATTCACTGTAATTGCCACGTTTAAGCTCCTCTCACGGCTTGGATTTTCTCTTCACATATGTAAGCTCCACGTCATAACCGAGAGCTTCCATCATTTTCACAAACGTGTTGTTAACCACTTCGTTCTTCTTGATAAGGCGGTTCACATACTGCGGCGTCGTTCCGATTTCTTCAGCAAGTTTCGCCTGCGTGACATCCTGTTCTATGCACTTGACCTTTACATCTATTTCTATATTGTTTTTCAGCATGACAGTCTCCAAAGTAACCCGTAATTATTGCAGATGGCTTTTATACCACTGTACAATGGCGTCTCTGTCATCGTCGAACCATTGCGTGGTAACATAAAGCTCTTTTCCCTCAAAGATAAGAGGGTTCTTTCTGTATCGGATATGGCTGCTGTTTCCTTTGTTAGCGTCTCTGCGGTCAGCCAGAGCAGGATAATCCGTGTGCCTGAAAAGCTCCTTTGTACGTTCTTTGGTCTTCAGAGACTGAATCTCTTCTTTAGAGATCAGGCTGTCATGGACCAGCTTTCCGAACATTTCATATGCGAGCTTCCCGGTTTTTATTGCGCTGTAAGTCGATTCATCATTAATATCGAATGCAGCCTTGACCGGCTTGTCTCCGATGAGCAGCCTGACGTCATCAGAATCAAGCTCCATCGCTTCGCAGACAGCCTTTATGGCGTTCATCTTGTCCTGACTGCTTTTATTGGTTTCTATATAAGCATTGTCCGAGAGCTTCCACGCTTTTCGCACGTCTGTCTTTGATTTACCGAACCAAGAAAAGCCGGAATTGTAATATATGGTAGGATCAAGCTCGAAAAGAACAGCATGAATTTTTCTATAGGCATCACTCATGTCCTTTGTGTTGATAAGCGTTCCCATGACCTCGACCTGTGTGACAAGCTTGCTCGTAACATCGGCGTCCTCATCCCAGCTTACCCATTCCGGCTTTGCGTCTTCGTCCGTTTCTGCCACAGAAGGCATCCACCATATCTTTTCCGCCTTCTGATAAAGGATTCCGGCTCTTATTCTGATCTGCTCCTCGCCCCAGCTGTCGCAAGTTTTAATGTAATCATTCAACGTCAGCTTGCTGAACAGGAAGCCTTTCTCCGGCATTGTCTTTTTCTTTTCAAAAGGCGAATTACTATAATCCGAATTGTAAGCTGTCAGCGTGAGGTTTCCCGGCGTATTCAGATATCTGGTCTGGATCAGTTCCCAGTTTTCTCCCAGTTGTTTTTTCCACTCGTCGCTTAACGTCTGCGGCATGACATGTTCAATGGTCAGCGTCTTGTCATCAACGAGCTTCTCTACATCGACGAGTTCTCTGATACCGAAATTTTCGAGCCTTTCGAGGATGTATTTTCTCATGCCCGGCTTGGCATTATAAAGATCATACGATTCAAACCGTTCTCTGAATTCATGGTTATTCGGGAACCTGCTTCTTCCAGTTTTTGAGAGCAGTTCGCGGCAGAATGCGTCATAGTAGCTGATGTCTTCATCGTTGATATCCTTGTCAACTTCCGCTCCGATCTGAACAAACAGCTTGTTCAGAGCATTCGTCGGAAGGTCGCAGACTTCTCTTCTGACAATAAAGTTTTCTATGATTTCAAGTGCCTTTCTCAATTCCTCGTCAGATATATATCCGCCGGAGCTGGCCTTGAAAAGATCCATGATCAGCGGAACGCAGGTCTTGACGTCCAGCTTGCTGATCCGCTTAAGAATATCCGAATATGGCGTGCTGTTTTTATCCAGAGCTGTTATCTCTCTGTAATAGCCGGCATATTCGATCATGTCCTGAAGAATGGACTCAAGCGAAAGACCGCTGTCCTCGCGGTAGAATTTGAATTCAAAATACAGCTTCTTTTCATCGTAAAGGTGACGTGTTTTATTAGCCAGATAAAAGCGGATGAACTTATTGATTTCTCCGTGGCCGACTGTCTGCTCAAGCGGCTCCCAGTAATCCCGGTAGAACTTTTCCTGCTCCTTGTGCTTCATATTCATAAGAACATAGTTCCGTATTTTATCGGCGGTTTCCAGATCAAGCCCGGTTGAATTCAGGCTTTCAAATATCAGCTGGGGATCATCTCCATCTTCCGGCTTCAAACTGATACTGACGATATCAAGAGTGGAGATTGCGTTATACACACCCTCAAGCTCCGGCACTGTCATTTTCCCGATTTCAGAATAAAAGTAATTGTAGTTTGATGTAATGCTCGTGTCCTCTATTGGCTGTTTTCCTTCAATCAGGGCATTATAGGCATCATCGTCGCTCTGGATGAGTTTCAGCTTCAGCTTTTTGGCATTGTCCGCATATTCGTCTGTAAGATAGGCGTTTTTTATTTTCCTGGTATTTATGGACTTCACGTCCAGTTCCGGATGCTTCAGCACGTAGTTCCGTATGGCAAGAAGAAGCAGCGAAACGGTGGTGATTCTCTGCTGTCCGTCAATGATGATAAACTCCTGACAGCTGCCATTATTTTCAGACACGTAGACAACAGAACCGAAAAAGTGAGACTGGTGCTTCCTCTCGTATACTTCCTTCAGATCCTTTAAAAGCTGTTCGCAGTTTTTCTTTTTCCAGCTGTAAGGCCGCTGATAAACAGGAATAATGAACTTCTTATCCGGTCCGCTAATCAGTCTCAGCATGTTGTTCTTGCTTGCATCCATCGCAGTATCCTTCCCGTGCCCTATTGATAAATCACACAATTAAGATAATTTATTATAACAGATGAATATGAACATTTCTACATTTCAACGTATTGCCACGAAAAAAAGCACCCCGCCGGAGCGAGGTGCAGAAGCTGTCTTATTCTGTTATGCCGTGATTTCCGTGCCGTCGCGGAACGTGAACACCATTTCCTTCTTCCTTCCGACCGTAACATGGTCGACCATGAGTCCCCACAGCTGTGCGTCAAATTCAGTAATCACGCCGTCCTGCTCCTTCAGCGTGCGGATGAAATCCGAAAGTCTCTGGCTCTGGGCTTCCCTTGCGGAAATCAGGCCGACCACTTCATCGTAGCGGTTTGTCGCCTTTTCGTACCGCTCCATCAGGCTGTTGTACCGCTTCTGGTATTCGTTCTGGTCCTGCGCCACGCGGGCGTTCTCGGCGATGGCGTTCTGCGACATGTCCGCCACAACGTTCATCTCTTCCTCGAGTCTGTGTTTTTCCTCCTCAAGTTCCTCCGTGCCGCAGAGTGTCTGACGGACAAGCTCGGCGTTTGCGGTGATTTCCTGTTTCTCCGTAACAAGCTGATTGTAGGCGGAAACAAAAGCCGCTTTGATTTCATCCTCGGTGACATGCGGCGTCTGGCACCGCTGCCCTTTGTACTTGTTGTTGCACCGGTAGATGATTTTCCGGTACTGGTCGGTGGAGTGCCACACCTTGGAGCCGTACCAGCATCCGCAGTCGGCGCATTTGATTTTGTTCGAGAAAATCGTAACGCCGCTGTATCGGCTCCTGCCTTTGGCTCTCCGCGCAAGCTCCTCCTGCACAAGGTCGAACACCTTAGGATCGATGATAGCTTCGTGATTTCCTTCCACGTAATACTGAGGGACTTCGCCCTCATTTTTCTTGAGCTTCTTCTGCAGGAAATCCACGGTGAATTCCTTCTGGAGCAGGGCGTCGCCTTTGTACTTTTCGTTTGAGAGCATCCTCCGCACGGTCTGCTGGCTCCACACATCCTTCCCGCCGGGTGTCTTGATGCCCCTTTCCGTCAGTTCCTTTGCAATCGCGTGTGGCGTAAGCCCTTCAAGGAACAGCTGGAATATCAGCTTTACGGTCTTTGCCTGCTCCGGATTCACTACGATTTTCCCTGTTTCCTTATCCTTGTCCAGTCCGAGGAAGCGGCTGTAGGCGAAGCTGACCTTGCCGTCCGCCATGCGTTTCCGCTGACCCCATGTGACGTTTTCTGAAATGGAGCGGGACTCTTCCTGCGCGAGACTGCTCATGATCGTGATAAGAAGCTCACCCTTGGAGTCCAGCGTCCATATGTTTTCTTTTTCAAAAAAGATTTCTATGCCCTTGTCCTTCAGTTCCCGGACTGTGGTAAGGCTGTCTACCGTGTTGCGTGCGAATCGGCTGACCGACTTTGTGATTATCAGGTCTATCTTCCCCGCAAGAGCATCGGCAATCATGGATTTGAAGCCCTCGCGCTTCTTCGTGTTGGTAGCGGAGATTCCTTCATCCGTATAGATGCCGGCGAATTCCCAGTCGTCACGGCTCTTGATGTATTTTGTGTAGTAGTCAACCTGCGCTTCGTAGCTTGTCGCCTGGTCCTCATGGTCCGTGGACACTCTGGCGTATCCCGCCACCCTGCGCTTCCTCGGATTGTCTATCGGAGCGGCAGTGTATTTACTGATTGTCGCCGGAATCGTTGTGACTTTCTTTCCGCCCGCCATGCCGCTCGCCCTCCTTCCATTGTCTCTTCATGGCTTTGCTCATATGCTTCTTGTATTCTTCTGTGTGCGGAACGCCGCGCTTGTGTTCCTCGTAATGCGCCGTCTTCGTTCTGCCGTCAAAGTAATGGAACGTGACCTCGCCGTGGTCAAGGACAGCTTTTTCAAGCTGCGCGTCCATGGCATTCTCGTCGAATTCATCCGTTCCGAGCGCTTCGCAGACAAGCCTCTGCATCGTGGTATCCTTGACAGCATTGTTCCCGCAGCTTTCCGAGCACCTCCACGTACGCATTCTTGTGCCGTCGGCATACGGTTTTTCCTGGCTCCTGTAATTTGCCCCGCAGCACCCGCATTTGATGAATCCTGTAAAGGCATTGAAGTGCCGCCGGTTGGGATTCGTGGCTTTGACCTTGTGCCGTTCTCCCCATTCGCGCCTGCGTTCCTCTGTCCACCAGTCTTTTTTTGCCGTGGAATGCCACTGCTTCCGGATAACCGTTCTGTCAAAGAAATGGAACTCCAGAATGTCCCCGCCGATGACAACAATTTTTTCTACTTTGGATGTGAACGCTTCCTCATCGAATGTATCCGTTCCGAGAACATCCGCGCATACGGATTTCAGCGTTTCTTCCGGCACAATCTTTGCCGGACATGCTTTTGCGCCATGCTCACTCTTTGTTCTGCAGATCCAGACGTAATACACATGCTCGGGATGCGCCTTGCTTTTCTTTCCGCTCCGGCGGCAGCTCTTTCCGCAGACGCCGCACTTTATCCGGCTTGTGAAGCATGTGGTGTGAATGCTCCAGTTGGCGAGAGCGCCAAGCTCCCTGCGTCTTTTGCGTTCCTCCTGCACCTTCTGATATGTTTCCATCGGAATGATGGCTTCGTGTGTGTTTTCCACGAAATACTGCGGGAGTTCGCCATGGTTCAGGCTGCTCCTGCCGGAAATGGGATCAACGACATATTCCTTCTGAAAAAGCATATTGCCGGTATATGTGATGTTGCCGAGAATCTGGCGGATGGATGAATTGCTGAAGTGCTGTCCCTTGAAGGATTTCACGCCCATCTCTTCAAGCTGCTTCTCCGTAGATTCAGCCGACAGTCCGTTCAGGAAGTTGTCGTAAATGAGCCTTACGATTTTCGCTTCCTCCGGTTCTATTACCAGTTCATCGCCGTGCCAACGGTACCCGTAAATCTGGAACCGTCCATTCGGAATGCCCTGTTCGAACCGCTTTCTCGTTCCCCATTTCACATTGTCGGAAATGCTCCGCACTTCCTCCTGGGCAAAAGACGCGAGAATCGTCAGCATGAGTTCTCCGTCGCCTGACATGGAATTGATATGTTCCTTCTCGAACCTTACCTCCACGCCGATGTCCTTGAGATGACGGACGGTGTTCAGAAGGTCGACTGTGTTCCTTGCGAACCGCTGTATCGACTTGGTGAGAATGATGTCGATTTTTCCCGCGTCCGCGTCGGACAGCATCCTCATGAACTCGCCGCGTTTCTCCATGCCAGTGCCGGAGATTCCGTCGTCGGCGTAAACGCCTGCGTATTCCCATTCGGGGTTCTTCTGGATCAGCGAACTGTAGTAGCTGATCTGCGCCGAAAGGGAATGGTTCATGCGTTCGGATTCCATCGAGATTCTGGCGTAAGCGGCCACCCTTTTTCTGCTCCTTACGGCAGGAATTTCCGGCTCCACTTTTGTAATCTTCGCCATAAAATCACTCCTTTCGACACTATACATCACTCTAAAACAGACACATAGCAAGTGTTATTCCGAGAATAATGTGCCGAAAACAGGGCGGTATTTCTCGATGAAAATTGCATCAATCTGACGGTACTCTTCCTCGGATATCAGCCCCTCGGAGAGCATTTTCTTAACGACGGTCATCGTGGCCTGGTAAAGCTTTTCGTTTTTGAAATCCTGTTTAGTCATTGCGTCCGCCTCCGAACCTGTCCGCTATGTAGCATCCGTGGCTGCAGTACTTTCTCGGAGTTCTGCCGTACACCTCAAACTCCTTTCCGCATGCCGGACAAGTCTGCACATGCACGGATTTGCGCTTTACGAGATCAAGATGGGAATTCCACCATTCATTGCGGCATTTGTCGCAGCAGAACCTCTTCTTTTTCTGCTTCGCAATCTGGCGGATTTCCGTTCCGCAGTTCTGGCAGTACGCCACCTCGCCGGAATACTCGATTTTCTTTCTCTCCGGTTTTGCCACACCGCCCAGTCCGCTTCTCCTGCAGAATGACTTGACCGTATTCAGCGACAGTCCGAGCTTTTCCGAAATCACCCGGTAGCCGTCGCCGTTAGAGCGCATTCTGATGATCTGGTTTTTCTGATTTTCAGTCATGGCTGATTCCTCCTGTTCCGGGGAAGAAGGCTCTTCCTCTACTGCCTACCGGAAAAATCAACCCCCTGTTCGTTGCAAGACAAAAAAAGAAGCCCGCAGGCATTCCGGTCAAGGAACACCCACGGGCGTAACAGATAGTGTAACAGAACAAAACTTGGCTTATTTCACGCGAATCCGCCATCCGACCTGGATGAGGTTCACGTTCTTGATAAGCGAGCTGTTCAGCTTCTGGATTGCGGACACAGTCGTACCGTACTTCTTCGCGATGCCGGAGAGCGTGTCGCCGCGCTGAACCGTGTAATAAGTGGCAGACGACTTCTTCTGGGAAGCGTCGAGCTTCTCGTTGACCTTTGCCTGCACGGCGGCGTAGTCGTATCCGGCTGTGGTCAGGCGGTTCTTGCGGTCGGAGCCGTTGCCCCATTTACCAGCGAGAACCTCAGTGGCAATCTCGTCAACGGACTTCTTCGCGGTTGTGGCGGACGTACTTGCAGATGTGGTGTTCTTGCCGTAGCCGTTGAATCCGCCGTTCCTGATTGCACTCGGGAAGTCGATATACGAGTAGTCCATATCAACGTTTCCGCTGATGCCGCTTACCTTGCCCTTGGACGAATACTGCCAGACGCCGTAGCTACCGGAGTAGCTGCACTTGCTCGACCACTGCGCCACCCAGACGGTGAAGCGTTTCTTCACGGTGTCCGATACGACCGAGTTTAGGCTCGAAAGCGAGGTATAGAATCCGGCGTAAAACCCGAGGCGCTCCAGCTCTGTGCAGAACGCAGTGATGAGATTGGAGCAGAAATTCTTCCCGCGCGAGAGCTGGGATTTCTCCTCGATGTCGAAGTAGATCGGGTAATCGAGCTGCTTGCCGGAGAGCACCTTAGCGCAGGACTGCGCTTCCTGCTTTGCGCCGTCAGCGGATGTGGCGTATGAATACCAGTATGCGCCGATGTGAAGCCCGGCTGCTTTTGCTTTCCGATAGTTCTCCTCGAACCACTTGTCCTTGTTGCCGTTGCCGTATCCGGCACGGATGATCACAAAACTGATGCCTGACGCTTTGACCTTGTTGAAGTCGATGTTTCCCTGCCAGACCGATACGTCGATGCCTTT